CGGCTCCGGCGACGGCTACGGCTCCGGCGACGGCTACGGCTTAAAGAGCATCTGTGGAGAACCTGTCTACATGATCGACGGTGTGTCGACGATCATCACCGGGCTCCGCGGCTCTGTCGCGATGGGTTTTATCGTGATGGCAGATCTGTCGAAGCGCAGGACATTCGTCGTTAAGGGCGGCGGAAAGTTCGCGCACGGTGAGGATCTCCACGCAGCTCAGGCAGCGCTGGAGGAGAAGCTTTTTGACGATATGCCCGTCGAGGAGAAGCTTGAGGCGTTCCGGGAGCAGTTCACACCGGGCGAGGCTTACACCGTCGCGGACTTCTATGACTGGCACCATCGTCTCACGGGCAGCTGCACACAGGGGCGCGACGCCTTCGCGCAGGATCATGAGCTCAGCATGAACGACGCCATGACCCCGGAAGAGTTCATCGACCTGACTAAGGACGCATTTGGCGGCCGGATCATCCGCCAGCTTGCGGAACACTACGGTATTGATCTTTGAGTGCTTTGGAACCTGCGGCATCGGGAACGGTGCCGCATATCGAGAGCACTCGAAAAAGAGGAGGAGAGACTATGGCTACAGGCGCATTATGCCGAAAGCCCGGGTACTGGGCAGTGCTGCCCGCAAGGGTACGGTATGACGAAGAGCTGCGCCCCAATGCGAAGCTCATTTATGCAGAGATCACGGCGCTTGCGGACAGTACCGGTTTTTGTTGGGCGACAAATAAGTACCTGAGCGAGCTTTTCGGACTGTCCAAGAAGACCGTCAGTGATCTGATCGGGACGCTTGAGAAGAAAGGCTACATACAGATCGAGGTCGTACGCGACGAAAAAGGCGCGGTTTCAGACCGAAAAATCTACGTCGACCGCGTGAGTGTCGTAGTGCCTGACCCTATCCCTAAAAATGGGGATAGGTATCCCCAAAATAACGGATACCCTATCCCCAAAAATGGGGAAGAGAATAATATATATATTAACAATAACCCCCCTATATCCCCCCAGGGGGATGATGTGTGTGTTTCTGAACCGAAGCATAAGCCGGAGCGCTTCTCCAAGCTCTGGAGCTTCTACCCGCACTCCAAGCGCGGCAGCAAGCAGCGGGCAATGAGGGCATGGGACAAGCTCAAGCCATCGGACGAGCTGATCGACACCATTGCTAAGGCGCTTATGAGGCAGCTCCGGACAGACGAATGGAGCCGCGGCATAGGGGTGCCGCACCTCAGCTCCTACCTCAACGGGCGGCTCTGGCTCGACGCCGATGAGATCGACGAGGCCCCGGCCGCAGCGACCGGGATAAGCGACGACGGAGGGGAGCGAGAAGAATGGACCTGACCGACTACTCGGCCTATTACGACGCGCAGACGGCAGTCCTCGGCTCGCTGCTGATAGAGCCGGAGAAGCTCGCGGGACAGATCATGCACGTGGTCAGGCCGGAGGACTTCTCCGATCCCGTCAAGCGAAACCTCTTCACCGCGGCGCGGGAGATATTCCTCAAGCGCGAGACGCTCGACGCCGTGACGCTCGTGGAGCATGTCGGCGCTGCGTATTCGCAGCAAGTGCGCGAGATACTCCAGCTGACGCCGACGGCGAATAACTGGCGCGAATATGTGAAGCTCCTCAAGGACGGCGCGATGCTGACACGCATCCGCGATCTGGGGCAGTCGCTCACAGAGGCGGCCAGCGCGGAGGACGGGCGGAGGCTCCTTGTCGAGGCACAGGGGATGCTGAGTGTGAGGCCCGGGCGGCGAGTCCGGAACTACACGGAGATCCTCGCGGACTTCTTCGACCGTATGAACGACCCGACGCCGCCGGACTTCCTCAAATTCGGGATCGAGGCGCTGGACAAAAAGGTCAGGATCAGCCGCGGCAGCTTCGTCGTCATAGGCGCGGACAGCTCCGTCGGCAAGACGGCGTTCTCCCTGCAACTCGCGTATAACATCGCAGCCGGCGGGAGCCGGGTCTGCTTCTTCAGCTACGAGACAAGCCTTGAGGCGTCGGCCGACCGCACGATCGCGAACACCGCAGATGCGCGGCTGTCGGACATCAAGGCAAAGAACATATCCGAGCACGTCGCCCGCCGGGCGATGGCCGAGGCGGAGCGTTCAGAACGTATCCCGCTGTACATACAGGAGTCCGCCGGGATGACGGTGGACGACCTCCGGGCAGAGACGCTCTGCGGACAGTATGACGTGATCTTCATCGACTACGTTCAACTCGTCCCCGGACGGAGCCGGGACAGCCGGTTTGAGACCGTGACGGCGACGTCAATGGCGCTGCACTCAATGGCGCAGGAGCTCGGTGTGACGGTGGTCGCACTGTCGCAGGTGACACCGCCGGAGCCCGGAAAGGACGGCAAACGCCGTCAGCTGCGCAAGGAGGATCTCCGAGAGAGCCGGCAGCTCCTCCAGGACGCCGAGGCGATCCTGATGATGGACCTCGCCGACCCGAAGGATTACAGGAGCCAGCGCGTTCTGATCGTCGACAAGAACAAGGACGGCGCGCTCGGAAGCGTCCGGCTCGACTTCGACCCGGAGCACATGAGATTCACGACCGCACAGCGCAGCGGCAAGACCCCGCCGCCGGATCAGGTGACATTCAAAGAGCTGCCGGACAACGGCGACGAGCTCCCGTTTTAGGAGGTGAGGCGCGACGAAGATCGGAGACAAGATTCGATTCATTCCCTCGGCATGGACACAGTTCAGCGACGTGAGTTCCCTCAGCTCCTACGGCGTCAAGGGTGACGTCGAGGGCGAGATAGTCGAGATCAACTATGCGCACCGGTGGTACAGAGCACGGTACCAGGCGGGCGGCGCGACACTTTACGAGTCATTCAAATTTTAAGCAAAATCAGAGTCTGGAGGACCACAACGATGAGAACAACCGCGATTATTAACCTCAAGGGCGGCGTTGCCAAGACGACGACAGCCCTGAACATGGCCGCAATCCTGGCCAAGGACTACAAGCAGCGCGTCCTGTTAGTGGACGCGGACAGTCAATGCAACTGCACCGAGTTTTTTCAGCGAGACGCGGTGCACCCCGGCACCCTCGCCGACATGCTGCGCGGCCTCGCGCCGTGCATCGAGCACAGCCGTTTCGACGGCGTCGACCTCCTGCCGGGAGACGACAGCCTGATGGATCTCGACCTGACGAAGATCGAGACCGGCAGCGCCTCCGCCGTGTGCCTGCGCGAGCTGGCCGCGGAGCTGGACGGCAGGTACGACCGGATGATCATCGACTGCCCGCCGGCGTTCAATGCGGCCTCTGCCGCAGCGCTGGTGGCAGCGGACGAGGTCATCATCCCGATCAAGCTCGATGCGTTCAGCCTGCGCGGGATGGCGAACATCATGCAGCAGGTCAGCAACATGCGTAAGATCAACGACAGCCTCACCGTCGCCGGCATCCTGCCGACGATGTGGTACAAGTCAGGCAACATCATTGAGGCCGAGAAGATGCTGCGCGAGTTCGGGCTCCCGGTGCTGCCCCATGTGAGGCGCACGAACAAGGTCGACGATATGACCTTTGCGCAGGAGCCGCTTGTTATCAGCTCGCCGAAAAGCGCGGCGGGCGTCGATTACCGCCGCGTCGTCGCGGCGCTGGTGTGAGGAGGTGCGGTCATGGGATTCGATTTAGCATCGGTGCTCAAGAATGTGCCCGATTCGGGCACAAATGACGGCCGTGAGCGCATCGAGTACATAGGGCTCGACAAGCTGCACGACGACCCGAACAACTTCTACTCCCTCGACGGCATCGAGGAGCTCGCCGAAAACATCGAGTTTGCGGGGCTCCAGCAGCCCGTCCGCGTCCGCCGCGATGCGGAACACAGCGGCGAGTACATCATCGTCAGCGGCCACCGCCGCACGGCGGCGATGCGCAAGATCGTCGAGGACGGCAACAAGGCCTTTGAGACGGTGCCCTGCATCGTCGAGGCCGAGGGCGGCAGCGAGGCGCTGCGTGAGCTGCGCCTGATCTACGCCAACTCCGACACGCGCCGGATGTCCTCCGCGGATATCTCTAAGCAGGCCGAGCGCGTCGAGGCACTGCTCTACCAGCTCAAGGAGGAGGGCGTCGAGTTCCCCGGCAGGATGCGCGACCACGTCGCCGAGGCCTGCAAGGTGAGCAAGTCGAAGCTGTCCCGGTTGAAGGTGATCCGCGACAAGCTCGCGCCGGACATCTACGCCGGGTACTATGAAAAGGGCAAGCTGCCGGAGGACACGGCCTATGAGCTCGCCAAGCTTCCGGTCGACACCCAGCGTGTCATCGTGGACCGTGCGACGCAGAAAGACCGGGACGACATCAGGTACCTTTATTCTAGCAGGGTCAAAGATCAGGGCGCGGATATCCAGCGTTTCAGCAAGATGGTCTGCCGCTGCGAGCAGGGCGGGACCTGCGTCAACGTTCCGAATCTGATGGATAAGCTCTACTCCAACGGATGGCGAGGCTATACGCACTGCGGCTCCGGCTGCTGCTACGACTGCAACGAGCTTGCGACCTGCTCAAAATGCTGCTCCCGCATGGCGGGAGTCAAGGCGCAGCGGAAGGCCGAGAGAAAAGAGGCCAAGGCCGCGGAAGCTGCGGTGCAGGCCGAACGCGACAGGCCGGCAGTCGACGCGCTGCGGCTGATGTGGAACCGCATGGGCGAGGCCTGCAAGAGGGCGGGCGTCGATTACAATGAGGTCTGCGACAAGGCCGGCATCTACTGCCCGTTGCCGCCTCAGAGTGCGACCCCGCTGCTCGACGGCGGCGGCAAGCTTACGGCAGACACCCGGCTTCCGTTCGGCTACATCGTCGACCGTAACACCATAGCGCACCTCGTCAAGCTGGCCGATCTGCTCGGCTGCTCGCTGGACTATCTCTTCGGCCGCGATGTGCCCGAATCGGGCACCGGCACGGCAGAGCCGAAGTGGCAGACCGGGGATCCTCCGGAGGATGGGGAGTATTTAGTCAAATACCGCGCAGCAGACGACGATGAAGCAGAATACCCGGATCTTTCAGATGTCCGGACATTCTGCGGCGGAGTTTGGAGTCTACCCGCCGACGCTGTAGTCACTGCATGGTACCGTGTGCCGCGGAAGAACAACGGCGGCTACCCAGAAAGGAGAAAAGTAGTAGATGCGACCGATTGACGCCGACGCGCTCATAGAGAATCATTTCTCTGATGACCACAGGATAGCGCTTTCTCATGCGGACAAGGTATGGATGCGCAAGATTATAAACGACGCGCCAACACTTGAGCATTGCCCTACGCGGCACAGCCGCTGGTTTAGACCTTATATCAGCTGGCTGCGACCGCTCAAAATCAAGAATCCGTATTGCTTTTGCTTGAACTGCGTGTGCTATGTAAAGGCAAATAAGATAACAAAGTATTGCCCCGACTGCGGAGCAAAAATGGATTTGGAGGCGGGTGCAAATGCCTGAATACATAGAGCGGGGCGCAGCAAAGCACGCCGCAGACCTCGCATTTGATATGACAGAGACAGAATACGACATACTATGCAAAGAACTTGATCGCGTCCCCGCTGCTGATGTTGCTCCAGTGATACATAGCTATTGGGAAAGTTATTCGTGTTCGCGGTTTATGGGGACAGATGAATGGGGCGAACCGAAATGGCGCGATGGTAGATTTTACGTCTGCCACAACTACAAATGCCGAAGGAGAACGGTTGTAAAAAGCAACTTCTGCCCCAACTGCGGCGCGAGAATGGACGGTGAAGAGCCGTGAAAACAGACAGAGCATTTCACGCGCCCCTCACGATAGACCTGTCTGACATTACATGGGATACTCCGATTTTGCTTCGGATTCCCATCCTCCCCGGTTTCCCGGGTATCATGGAGTACAAGGTCTATATTTCAGATCTTGAGTTCAACTCTGGGGCGAAACAGTTGTCCTTGACGTTCGACATACCCGGCTTGGAGGAAAAGCGGCATGAGTAAGAGCGGATTACTCGCCCGGCAGAAGGCCGAGCGCGAACTGTGGACGATCAAGGTGATCGCCTATACCGAGCAACAGACGCTTGATGCGGTGTGCCTCGCTCTCGCCGAGGGCTTCGGGTTCGGTGAGGAGCGGCTGAAACGCTTCCACGACGCTTTCAACGCCAAGTACGCGGAGATCCGCGAGCTTGAGAAGCGCGACACCAAGGACAACGAGTACGCCATCGCCAAGCAAGAGGCCGCGCTCAAGGCGGCCTGTGGTAAGTATTACTCGCCTCGCGAGGTGCGGTATGATATCAAGATCGTCACGCGAGACGGTAAGCAGCACAAATTGTGATAAGGAGGACGTTAACAATGCTTTGTCCATTTAAGCGCGTAACCACCCGCCTCCCCAGCGGTCAGACTAATGGTCAGGCCTTTGGCCTTTGCAGTGCAGACAACTGCATGGCCTACTATGTAAAAAACGAGTACGACACCAAGCCGCCGTTTTCGGTACTTGGCAGTCGTCCCGCTTGCCGGCTCATAGAGCATCCGTATGCCGAACCGATAGCGTACTGCTCCATGTTCGCCCCGGACGACGAAGGGACAAACCCGGAGGCGCTGGATGATGAATGAACCTGGCATTAACTATCTCCCAGATGTGGAGTTTCGTGCTCACATCAGTGAGCAGAATAATTGTATTTGTTCCGGGTGCCACAAGACTGGCACTGTTCTCAAACTAACAGTACCGGAAACGAAGTATAACGACGGCAAGCATCTCTCAACGAAGTATCACGGATACTGGATGTGCGTCGATTGCGTTGCGAAGGTCGCGAGGTGTTTTGCTGCAGCGGTAAGGGAGCTGTACAAACTGTAAATAACAATTTTCCGCCGGGTGAGCCAGACTCCACGGGCTATGATTCAGGAGGTAAAACATGCCCGAGAGCATAGCCCTTAACTGTGACTGCATGGAGTACATGCGGTCACTGCCCGACAAGGCGTTTGACGTCGTTGTCGCTGATCCGCCCTATAACATCGCCAAAGCGGCATGGGATAAGTGGCCGAGTGTGGACGCTTATGTTCGCGACGTGATGGCGTGGCTCCGTGAGTTCAGCCGTATTCTCAAGGATACGGGGAGTTTGTGGATGTTTCATTCCGACATGTCTCAGCTTTGCCGCATAATGGCTGAATCACAGACACTGCCCGGCCTCGTTCTTCGGGATTTCATAGTTCTTTACAAACGCAATTTCCGAACTAAGGCTTGGAAGTTTGCCGAAGGCTCTGACCTGCGCGGTTTTTTAACGTGAATGAGTACCTTGTCCACTGGTTTTCAACTCCAGCTCAAGGCTCTTATTGGAAAAGTACCGGCCTTGAACGTGTCAACTGCGACCCGGAATGTTATAAACCGCTTAAGGAATGGTATTGGCAAAAGATGGATCAACTCGGCTTGCGCCAGAAAGACATCGCGGAAAAATATCACGCGGTTACCGGTAAAAAGTTTTACATGCAGCGTCACTACTTTCAGGACAGTCAGTTTCTGATACCGACAGAAGCCGTATGGGATATTGTGTTTGAGCCTCTCGGGTTCGGTCCTTATGAATACGTGCGCAAATGGTATGAGGAGCTGCGCGCAGAATATGAAGACCTTCGCGAGCAGTATGAAAAAAAACGGAATTTCTGGCAGCCAGACAACGAGCATTGCAATGTGTGGGAGTTCTCAAATAGTTTACGCTGTGCCGAGGGAGGCTTTCACGACCAGCAAGCCCGTCAGCCTTTACCGACGAATATTAAGCGTCTCCACGCCACAGGGCGGCCGAGTGTTCGACCCGTTCCTCGGCTCCGGCAGCAGCCGCATCGCGGCGTACAGTCTCGGCTTTGACTTCGTCGGCTGCGAAATCGACAAAACATATTTTGAGCTTGAGGAGAAGCGCTTCGAGACATTTTTCTCACAGCAAAGCTTATTTTTCTAAGTAAACATTGCGGTCTATGGCCATGAGGCAGAGGACGTCAGGAGTATGCACATGGCTTACCGCAAAAAGATCATATCGGCCGGGCCGCTGGTTAAAGAGATCATATACCCGTATCGCTCAGGCGGCAGCAACTCAAACGGCCGGCGGCGCACCGGGATAAGCTCGGAAGCGCAGCGCCGGATGAACGCTATCTATTCATGGCAGAAACTTGAGCTGCTGCTCGCGGCAAACCTCGTCAAGGGCGACGTCGTCGGGTGCCTGACCTTTGACGACGCGCACCTCCCGGAGACCCGCGAGCAGGTTCGGAATAAATTCAAGTGGTTTCTTGATAAGCTCCGGGCAGCGCGCGAGGAACGCGGACAGAATCTCGTCATGTTCTGGTCGATTGAGCATCTGCACGGCGAGGGGCGCTGGCATATACATATCGCCTGCAACGCGACCGGCAGTGACTACGAGGAGATGCTCCGGCTATGGGGGCAGGGCGAGTGTGAGTTCAACGCGCTGCGCGTCGATAAGAAAAAGAACTATGAGACTTTGGCCCGGTACATGGCCAAGGAGGAACGGGACAAGGTAGGGCAGCGCTCATGGAGCTACACCCGCAACGCCAAGAAGCCGGAGGTCGAGAGCTTCTCCGTGCGGGAGTTCACGCCGCTGCGTGTACCGAAGGATACGACAGTGTTCGAGGACGTCCGCAGCCGCGGCGAATGGCAGTACGTTAAATATGCTTATAACAACGCGCTTAAGGTTCGGCGGCACCGCAGACGCCGGTCGTAGATTGTGCCCGATTCGGGCACCGGAAAATCTTTTTTATAAATTTTTTCTGGCTTGAAACCTATGTTATTAAAAGGAAAGGAGTGCTGGAAAGTATTGCAATCTCGAAGCTTTTCTGGTAAACTAACAGTGAAAGACGGGTTCCTTCAGTGCCCGACCTGCCGCGGCAATAAAAAGCTGCTCAAGATCGAGCCGGACACGACGGCGACTAATCTGGTCGTCTTCTGCCGTTTCTGCAAAACCGAACATCGGATCGACATCAGTCGGGGCCAGTGCTTTGAGAGCCGGGGCCAGTGATAGACACATGAGTGTGTTTGTCGCTGGCCCCGGCTCTTTTTCGTTTCCCGGACAGCGCCGAGGCGATAGCCGGCGCACGGGGAAGAAAGGGCCGGGTGTCCGCGTATGAGTCAATCCTGGGCAAGAGGGTTCTACTCCGGCAAGGCGTGGCTGCGCTGCCGCGCTGCGTTCATCGCCAAGCGCCGCGCGATCGACGGCGGGATGTGCATGGACTGCGGCGAGAGGCTCGGCTACATCGCGCATCACTGGCCGGTCATGCTGACGCCCGCGACCGTCAACGATCCGGACATCGCGCTTAACCACGCGAATCTACGGTGGGTCTGCAAAGAGTGTCACGACAAGTATCCTGGGCACGGAGTCGCGTTGTCGCTCACGCCGCTGATCCGCTTCGACGCTGACGGCGACCCTATCCCCCCGTAATTTTTCTGCGGCCTGGGCCGCTCCTGACCGCCGCCCAGCCTCGGGAGAATACACAGGGTCGCGCAAGGCCCCCCCACCGAAAGCGCAAAAATCGGGCAGAAGAAAAATATCAACAAAGACCCCGCGCACATGAGGAAAAGCCGCGAAAGGAGGGCGAAAATGGGACGAAATGCAAAGCCAAAGACCAAAGCTGACCGGATAAAAGCCGAGAAAAAACGGCTTGAATCCATCTACCAGGACATAGAGCCCGTTCGCCAGAAGCTCGCCGCTCCGCTCATCGAACGCGCCGCTTTCATGCGCATCGAGTGCGAGGATCTTGAAGCTGACATCAAGGAGAACGGCTGGACGGAGATGTTTACCCAGTCGGCCAACGTCGAGCCTTATGCCCGTGCCCGTCCGCAGGGGCAGAGTTACCAGAGCCTGAACGGGAACTACCAGAAGATCATCCGGCAGCTCGACTCCATGCTCCCCGCCGTTGCCGGCAACAGCGAGGACGACGGCTTCGGCAGTTTCGTCACGGGGCGTGATGACCCGTGACAAAGCGCAGGGCGTATCCCCTCACCTTCTCGCCGATACGTGAGTACTGGGCGAGGATAGAGGGCGGACAGGAAGTCGTCTCGCAGAAGATCTACCGGACGTACCGGCACATAGTCCGCTGCATGGGCGGAGAAGGCTCGGAGTACTTCTACGACCCACGGCGCGCTAACCACGTAATCGAGTTCGTCGAGAACTATTGCCGGCACTCCAAAGGCAAACTCGGCGGTCAGCTCATTCAGCTTGAGCTTTGGGAAAAAGCGATGCTCGCGACGGTGTTCGGCTTCGTCGACATCGAGGGCAACCGCCAGTACCGCGAGGCGATCCTGATCGTCGGCAAGAAGAACGGCAAGAGCCTGCTCGCCTCGGCGATAGGCCTGTACATGCAGCTTGCCGATTCTGAGCCCGGCCCGGAGGTCTATGCAGTCGCTACCAAGCGCGACCAGGCTAAAATCATCTGGTCCGAGGCAAAGCGCATGGTGCAGAAGTCCCCGACGCTGCTCAAGCGTGTGCGGCCGCTCGTCGGCGAGATCGCCAGCGACTACAACGACGGCGTATTCAAGCCCCTGTCTTCCGACAGCGACACGCTGGACGGCCTCAATGTTCACTGCGCGCTGCTCGACGAGATTCACCAGTGGAAGAACGGGCGGCAGCTGTACGACATCATTGCCGACGGTATGTCTGCCCGCGAGCAGCCGCTGCTGTTCATCACCTCGACCGCTGGCAAGATTCGTGAGGATCTGTACGACGAGAAGTACGAGGAAATCGAGCGGGTCATTAACGGCTATGACGATCCTGACGGCTATCACGACGACCGCCTCATCGCGTTCGTCTACGAGCTCGACGCCCGTGCGGAGTGGACAGACCCCGCCTGCTGGAAAAAGGCCAATCCCGGCCTCGGCACCATCAAGAGCTACAGAACGCTCGCAGAGAAGGTCGAGAAGGCCAAGGCAAACCCCGCGCTTGTCAAGAATCTGGTCTGTAAGGAGTTTAACATCCGCGAGACCAGCTCCGAGGCGTGGCTCACCTTTGAGGAACTCGACTGCCGCGACACGTACAAGCTCAACCCCTCGGAGCGGATCTTCGTCTGGGTTCACGACGGCATTGAAAAGGTGCTGCCGTATCCGACCTACGGCATCGGCGGCGTTGACCTGTCGAGCACGACCGACCTCACGGCCGCCCGTGTCATCTTCCAGGTTCCCGGGTGCGAGAAGATCTTCTCGATTTCTATGTACTGGCTGGCCGCGGATCTTCTCACCAAGCGAGTCAACGAGGATAAGATCCCGTATGACAAGTGGCTCGACCGCGAGCTGGTTCAGCTCAGCCCCGGCAACCACGTTCACGCGAAGTACGTCAAGGAGTGGTTTGTCTACGTTCAGGAGGAGCTGGACATCTACATCCCCTACGTCGGATACGACAGCTGGAGCGCGACCTACTTCGTTGAGGACATGGCTGACTACTTCGGCAAGATGTCAATGATCCCGGTCGTGCAGGGTAAGAAGACTCTCAGCGAGCCGATGAAGCGCCTCGGCAATGACCTCGGCAGCAAGCGCATCATCTACAACAACAATCCGATCGACAAGTGGTGCCTGGCGAACACGGCTTACGACGAGGACGTTAACGGCAACATCCAGCCGCACAAGACCAGCAAGCCGACCCGCCGCATTGACGGCACGGCTGCGCTGCTGGACGCGTACACCGTGTTCCTGGACAAGCAGGACGAATACCGCGACCTGATCGCATAGGGAGTGATGCTTTGAGCATATTCGACAGATTTATAAACAAGACAATTTCCCGCGTCGACCTTGTGACTGAGCGCGGCAACGGCTTTTTTGCATGGAACGGCAAAGCTTACCAGAGCGACATTGTCCTCTCCGCCATCCGGCAGGACGTGAAAGCCGTCGGCAAGCTGACGCCGAAGCACGTCCGGGAAAGCTTCACCGCCGACGGCAAGCGCAAGATTGACATAAACCCGGAGCCTTATATCCGGTTCTTGCTTGAGGAGCCGAACCCGTGGATGACGGGGTCGGTGTTCCGGGAAAAGCTGATGACGCAGCTCAAGCTCAACCAGAACGCTTTCGCGCTGATCCTGCGCGATGACAACGGGCTGCCGGTCAACATCTATCCGATATCGGCATCCGGATGCGAGGCCATTTACGACCGCAGCGGTGAGCTGTTCCTCAAGTTCTTTTTCAACAACGGCAAAATTTTTACCTTCAGGTACACGGACGTGATCCACTTGCGGGATAACTTCCACAAGGACGACATCTTCGGGACGCCGATATTCCCGGCGCTCGAACCGCTGATGCAGATCGTGTCCGTCACCGACCAGGGCATTGTCAAGGCCGTTAAAAACAGCTCGGTTATACGCTGGCTGCTGAAACTCAACAGCTCGATGCGGAAGAAGGACGTTGAGGAACAGGCGAACAGTTTCGCCAAGGCGTTCCTCGACGTCGAAAACGGCCGCGGAGTGGCCGCGGTCGACGCGAAAGCTGACGCTGTGCAGGTCAACCCGACCGACTACGTGCCGAACGCCGCGCAGATGGAGAGAACTACAAAGCGCATTTATTCGCTTTTTGGAACCAATCAGAAGGTCGTCGACACTTCGCGCAGCGAGGCCGAGTGGGGCGCACACTTCGACAGCGAGGTCGAGTGGGTGCAGAACCAGCTCAGTGAGGAGTTTACCCGGAAGCTGTTTTCCCGCAAGGCGCGAGCCTTCGGGAACAAGATCGTATTCGAGGCGAGCGCGTGGGACTGCGCAAGCATGCAGACCAAGCTCAATCTCGTTTCACTCGTCGACCGCGGCGCTCTGACGCCGAACGAGTGGCGCGCTGCGTTCAACCTCGCGCCGGTCGACGGCGGCGATGAGCCGATACGGCGTCTCGACACCGCGCCGACAAAGCAAATAGGAGAGGGGGAATCATCCGGTGAGAATTGATGTAAAGGGCACCATCGTTAGCAGCGATGAGGCATGGATCTACGATTGGTTCGGGATTGAGAACACGAGCCCGAAGCCGATCAGGGACGCTCTGGCGAGGGCCAGAGGCGAACCCGTTGACGTCTACATAAACTCCGGCGGCGGCGATATCTTCGCCGGGTCGGAAATATACTCTGAGCTCAGAGCCTACAAAGGGCCGGTCGCATTGCATGTGACCGGCCTTGCTGCATCTGCGGCCTCGGTGATCGCCTGTGCAGGCCCGTCGGACATCTCGCCGACGGGGATGGTCATGGTACATAACGTGTCCGGCAGCGCTGCCGGGGACTACCACACCATGGACAAGCACAGCGACGTCCTTCGCAAGGCGAACGAGACGATTGCCGCCGCCTATGTGGAGAAAACCGGCATGACGCTTGATGCGGCACTGAAGCTCATGGACGAGGAGACGTGGCTCTCCGCGGCTGACGCTGTGGAGAAAGGTCTGATCGACAAGGTCAGCGAGCCCGCCGTCCGCATCACAGCCGCCTGCTGCACGGTGCTGCCGGCGGAAGTTATCAACAAAATGCGCAACTCGATCAAACCGCCCGAGGGCGAGCCCTCGGACGATCTGATAAAAGCCAAGGCCAAACTCAAATTTTATGAACTGAAAGGAAGATCTCTCACATGAAGAAAGAAACCTACCTCCAGAAGCGCGGCGAGCTTATGAATCAGGCCCAGCAGCTTCTGGACGCCGGTGATACCGAGAAGTTCGAGGATGTCACCAAGCAGATCGAAAAACTCGACAACGAGTACGAAGAGTCCAGCAAGCGCCAGGCGAACCTTGACGCGCTCAAGGACCGTGTCGCCGGCCCTGACTTCGCCGCCGCTGCCGCTAACCCGCAGTTCGGCAACGTGGTCGGCCGCTACGAGCAGGGCGCGCCCGACGATATGTACGACTCCGCCGAGTATAAGGCGGCGTTCCAGGCATACGTCTGCCGCGGCGTTCCCATCCCGGCGAAGTTCTCCAACGCAGACCAGAACACCAAGACCAGCGATGCGTCCGTAGTCATTCCGACCACGACCGTCCAGAAGATCTATGAGGCGATGGAGCGCGTCGGCAACATCCTGCCGCTCGTCACCCGCACGAACTTCGCCGGCGGCATGTCCGTGCCCACCTCCAGCGTCAAGCCGACCGCGACGTGGGTCGCCGAAGGCGCAGGCTCCGACACCCAGAAGAAGACCGTCTCTTACATCTCGTTCTCTTACCACAAGCTGCGCTGCGCAGTCCGTGTCAGCTACGAGATGGACAATATGGCTTACGGCTTCTTCGAGGCACAGCTGGCGCAGAACGTTGCCGAGGCGATCGTCAAGGCCGAGGAAACCGCCATCTTTAAGGGCACCGGCAACGGCCGGCCCAAGGGCTTCCTGACCGAGACCGCCACGGGCAACATCGACATTGCCAACACCAAACACATCTCTTACGCCGACCTTTGCAAGGCCGAAGGCCTTGAGGAAGACGACGAGGCCATCTGGGTTATGACCAAGGCGACCTTTATGAACGAGATTCAGGGCATGGTCGATACCGACGGTCAGCCTGTCGCCCGCGTCAACTACGGCCTCAACGGCAAGCCCGAGTATTACATCTTCGGCCGCCGCGTCGAGATTGTCAACAAGGCTTACATGGATGACGCGAACCCCAACCCGACCGCCGACACCATCTGCGCCGCGCTCTACAACTTCCGCAACTACATTTTCAACAGCGGCGTCGCACTTCGCTTCCGCCGCTACACCGACGACAAGACCGACGACGAGGTCACCGTTGCGATCGAGGTCTGCGACGGTAGGAGCGTCCAGAATCAGAGCCTTATCACGCTGACTAACAAGAAGGAGGGCGGCTAATGTGCCCGAATCGGGCACAAGTGCGTGGGAGGTTCTTAAATGGCGATTCTCGATGATGTAAAGCTCTCCCTCGGCGGGATCTCCCACACAAGGCTCGACAGCGAGATCGAGGCGGCTATAAACGCGGCCTGCCTCGATCTCCACATCGGCGGAGCGGAGAGCGTGGACAATGCCTGCAACGCCGACCCCCTCGTCGTACAGGCTATTAAGAACTACTGCCGTTACTGGTTCAACTATCAGGGCAACGGCGAGTTCTGGTTCAGCTCATACAAGGCACTGCGTGATTCGATGGCGCTGTGCGGGCTCTACAACAGAGGTGACGACGATGAAGAGTAACCGGACACCGTTCACAGATCTGTGCAAGCTCATCGCAGTTAAGAAGACCTACGACGACGCGAACCATTACGAGACGGAGGACGTGCCGACCGAGGTGCTCTGCTCCGTCTCCCAGGGCGTCGGCCGCACAGAGTTTTACGAGGCTCTCAAAGCCGGCGTCAGGCTATCCATGGTCGCAGAGATCAACGAAGTCGACTACGACGGTCAGACCGTGCTTGAGCACGACGGGCACCGGTACAGCATCGAGCGCACGTATCCGACCGGGTACGGTACGTTAGAGCTGAGCTGCGCGGAGGTGACGCGATGACGATAGACGAACGCATCACCACGGCCGTGACGCCGGTCGTGCCGGAGGTCGCGCCGCAGATCTATGAGGGCAGCGCCCTCACCTACTGCACCTACAATTATGACGAAATGCCCCAGCTGCACAGCTGCGGAAAGCCTCGGCGCATCACCTATCTGTGTCAGCTGCACCTCATGCTCCCGCTGGGCGCTGCTTCCGTGACTTTACGACGCGAGCTCTGCCGGGCGCTGTGGCACGCGGGCTTCACGTGGCCGCAGATCACCGACGCCTACGACGGCGACGGGCAGCACTGGGTATTTGAGTTCGAGGGCAAGGAGGCGCTGGGGGATGGCTAAGTTCTCCTCCGACGTCGGCCAGCTCATGCTGGACATGCAGCAGATCGCAGAGATCCCGGAGGACGTGATCGACGAAATGCTTCAGGCCGGCAGCAAGGTCGGCGTTGAAGCAATGCGCCGGTCACTGCGCCGGATGGGGCTCGTCAAGACCGGGCAGCTAATGAACAGCATCGTTGCAGTGCGCAAGACCGGGAAGGACGGGCGCATCTACTATCTGGCCTACCCTAAGGGGAGGCGCAAGGCCGAGCCGCACGTGCTCTCGGTCTCAAACGTTAACCGTGTGAATCCGCTGCACACCTACGCCAAGCCGCCGACTAACAACGACGTCGGCTTTGTGTGGGAGTTTGGAGCCCCGAAGCGCGGCATACAGCCGCGGCAGTGGATGCGCACGGCTAACGAAGAAAGCGCGGACGACGTAGTCGCCGCGGAGTTCAAAGTTTATGATGATTGGCTCAAATCCAAGGGATTTTAGAAAGGACTGACACATGGCTAACGAAAAACATTATGTACCGTATGGCCTGAGGGACATCTGGTTCGGCGAATACTCGTACTCTGGCGGTGCGATATCCTACGCCAACCAGCAGGTCCTCGGCCGCGGCATCACGGCGACGTTCGACCTCAAGTTTGCCGAAGGCCGTCTCTACTCCTCCGGCGCGCTGAGCCGGTACAAGAAGAAGCTCACCGGCGGCTCGATCTCGCTCAACGTCGAGGATCTCCCGCAGAGCATACAGAAATCCATTTTCGCCGCGACCGAGTACAGCCGCAATGTCGGCACCGGCAGCAGCACCGCAGTCAAGAGCATCGGCTACAACCGCAACAGCGGCGGCCGCTACGTGGGCATCGCAACCTACGTCCCGGCAGACGAGGCATCCGGCGACGGATACATCGGCGTGTTCGTGCACAAGGCAATGTTCGGCCCGCCGAGCATGTCTTACCAGACCGAAAACGACAGCATCCAGTGGACGACCCCGACCACGACGGGTGAGTTTGTCGACCCCGACGGCACTCAGAGCGACGGCTCCCCATGGTCTCAGATCGAAATCGCGGAGTTTGCCACTGAGGCCGAGGCGCTGGCATGGTGCAAGGCCTGTCTGGGGGTGACCGGATGAGCGACATCCGCAGTGCGGTCATGACCAAGACGATTAACGGCAAGTTCTACCCCCTGACCGTCAACTACAACGTCATCGCCGATATACAGGCGGAGCTCGGCGACCTCCGGGAGCTGCTCAAGCCCTCGAATTACCTCAAGGTCGCAGCCGTCGCGCTGGCGGCAATGCTCAACGAGGCCGCTTATCAGATGAAGCGTCCGGATCGCTTCGACTCCCGCAGCGTCGCGCAGTATTTCCCGCCTATCACGGACATGGCAGCAGCGACCACCGAGGCCGTTGAGATCGTCAAGTTCGTGCTGGATGCGATGATCGACCCGGAAGAGGCCGGGGACGCGCCCGAAGGGAGCGCCGAAAAAAACTGAGCTCCGGCGCACTGCCGGAGCTGAAAATTGATTTTGCGCAGGCGCTCGCGGTCTGGCTGATGCGGTTCAACGGCACGGAGGAGAACTTCTGGCACGGGCTCTGTCCACGCCGCCTGAACGCTCTGTGCAAGGTACTGCTGCCGCAGCAGCGCCCCCAGCCGCTCCAGAACCGCGATAAGCCGTCAGCGCGTGAGTTTTTCCTCGGAGGTGATTAAGTGGCGACACGCAAAGTAAATACCGAGTTCACGGTCACCGGTGAAGAAAAGCTCAGACGGGCAATAACCGAGATCAACAACGGCGCGAAGGTGCTCAAGTCCGAGATGAATAAGCTCACTGCCGAGTATGACGGCAACACCGACAGCGCCGAATTTTTAACCCAGAAATATGACATCCTCGAACGCCAGATGCTGACGCAGAAGGACAAGGTCGAGGCTCTTAAGCAGGCCGTCGCCGACTCCGCCGAGGCTTATGGCGAGGCTGACTCCCGGACACAGAACTGGATAATCCAGCTCAACAACGCCGAGGCCGCGCTCGCCAATACCTACGGCGAGATGGGGCGGACTCAGACGGCCATTGAGGACATGGACAAGTCGCTTGACGAGGTCTCCGATTCGACCGGCTCGGCCGCCGGGGGCATGACTTCTCTCGGCGATGTGCTCGACACCGTCGCCGACAAACTCGGTATCAAACTGCCGGACGGAATCTCTAAGTTTACGGGAGGCCTCGGCAAAATCCCGGCTTCCACCGCCGCAGCAGCCGCCGGCATCGCCGCAGTTGTAGCGATTGTCATTAAGCTTGAGAAGAAGCTGATGGACGTCACCAAGGAGACCGCGGCAGCGGCTAAGGAGCTTGAGGCGCTGTCCTTGCAGACCGGCGTCAGCACGACGGACTTGCAGGCTTTCCAGTATGCCGAGGATTTCATCGGAGTCAGCTCCGACCAGCTCGCCGATTCTCTCAAGGACCTGACGACAAAAATGTCCGATGCGGCGAACGGCAACGAGGAAACTGCCGCGAAGTTCGACCAGCTCGGCGTGTCCATCTACGATGCACAGGGCAACCTCCGCAGCTCCTATGACGTTTTCCTCGACGTGATAGACGGACTCGGCGAGATGAGCAACCAGGCAGAGCGCGACGCGCTGGCCATGGGGCTTATCAACGAAAGCGCGCAGCAGCTCAACCCGCTTATCGAGCAGGGCTCCGGTTCGCTGAAGAAGTACGCAGCCGAGGCCGAAAATGTCGGCTACATCCTCAGCAATGACCAGCTGAAGGCGTTGACCGCCGTCGACGAAGCACAGAACCGGCTGCTTAAGTCTCAGGAGGCCGTCAGCAAGCAAATCAGCGCAGAGTACGCGCCGTATATGTCCGACGCGCTTAATCAGACGCGCGAGCTTATAGAAAAGGTCGGCACGGCACTTGTCGACTCCGGCGCGGTCGATGCTTTCGGTTCGATACTGGACAGCGCCGTCTCGCTGCTTGAGCCGCTGGGCGATCTCACCGCTGATATCCTCCCCCCGTTGGGGACTCTGCTGCAAGGCATTGCCGGGACGCTGGCATGGGCAGCGGATACAATCAATCTGATCGTCGGTCTGCTGACGCTCAACGGCGACCGCATCAGCACCGCGCTCGGGCTCAACCCGAACAAGGCGTCGAACATTCAGAAGGCGCTCTACGGCGCGGACTATAAGACCGAGAGCTACTACGACTCGACCGGCAACTTCTACGACCCTACGACCGGCCAGTGGACAGGCAACTACTTCCACAACGCCGGGGGCAACGACAACTTTCCCGGAGGGCGCACGAGGGTCGGCGAGAACGGTCCGGAGACCGTCTACCTGCCGCAGGGTACGGTCATCGCCAACGCGCAGGAGACGCGCGCTGACGGCGGCTACGACGCGCCTGTCAACGTCTACATTGAGGCGCGGACGATTCAGGAGTTCAACGACATTATTGAGATAGTGCGCGACGCCCAGCGCGTCCGCCGGATGAAGGGAGCGCCGAGATGAGCACGACACTGACACTGACCGCGAATAAATCGGCGGCAATATCCCGGGCGTACGGCGGCACGGCAACGGATTTCAACAACCACACTTCGACGATGGTTGACCTGTCCTGGAATCTTGGCCGGGTCGACACAAATTATCTGCTTGCTGGGTTTCCGGCCGTCGCCGCTGCTTACGATTATAAGCCCATTTTGCATGCGGTCGTCAAAGCCTATCTGAGATGCGACACCGACTACACGACGTCCGCGACAAAAAAGGTATGGGTCGAGAGCGTCACATCCGATTGGGACGAAGCGAGCGTTACCTCTAGGAAAGTGGCCTTTGCCCCCGGTTCCGGGTTTGTCAGCGTGCCGGGCGGTGCGGCGGGCGTATACCAATTTTCAGCGCTTTCAAAGGAATCCGCGAGATACGCTTTGCTGCACGGCTGCGCGATACACTCCTATTCAGCCCCGCTGTGGTACCTGTCGGTCGGCACCTCCCGCTACTCTTCCCCTCCGCAGCTTCTCATCACGTTTGACGACAGCAATGTCCAGCCGAAGCTGCTGACGCCGTCTCCGGCAAACGGAGTGCGGCTCAACAAGGCCTCGGCAATAACGTTTTCAACAAGCCTTGTGCAATCCAGTGCCTTCACGCTTAAGAATCTGACCGCGGCCAGCGGCACATTTGAATACCGGCTTAAAGGTGCATCGTCCATAACAACGGAGGCCGCGACAATAAACTCTACTACGATTTCATACACTGCCCCGGCCAACACATTCGCCGCCGGAGAGTATGAATACCGTTTTTCGGTCACGGACAATCTCGGCCAGACGGTCTATACCGCATGGTCGTCATTCGACACCCGCGACACCGTTTCGACCGCGACGGCAAATGAGCCGTCCGGCAACCTCCTTGACGGAGACCAGCCGATAAGTTTCCGCTGGACGCACATCAACGAAAGCGGCAGCGCACAGACCAAGGCAGAGCTACAGAAAAGCGCCGACGGCAGCACTTGGACGGCACTCACGACCGTGACCGGCTCGGCCAACGAGTACAGCGCCCCCGCGGGGATTTTCGCCTCCGGGACGTGGTTCTGGAGGGTCCGGACATATAACCTCGACAACGCAGCCGGTGAATGGAGCGACGCTGCCTCTTTCGTGACTGTCTCTGCGCCAAGCACACCAAAGGTCATTGTTCAGGCATCGCCGCGGCCGCTGATAACATGGCAGACAAATGAGCAGAGCGCTTATCAGATTCAGCTCGACACCGCAGTCGACACTACGGATTACGGCTCCGGGAAGAGCTGGCGCAGCCCGGTCTACCTCGATGATGGGCTGCACGTCGCGCGAGTGCGCGTACAGAACAGCTACGGAGTCTGGAGCGAATGGGGCAGCGCGACCTTCACCGTCAGCCACACCGCGAGCGGGGCCGTCGTGCTCACGGTCGACGCGGATCACCGCGCAGAGCTGTCATGGAGCTACGCCGGGAGTTGGACCGAGTTTGTTGTCTACCGCGACGGCGTCGCGATAGCTAAAACGACGGACTACAGCTATACGGACGATTACTCCGTCGGCACCGTGAGGTATCAGGTGCGCGCCTGCGCATCGGACGGGACTTATAACTACTCGCTCTCGAACGAGGTCACGGTATCCGTCATGCCCGAGACCGTCATGCTGTCGGCTTTAGGCTCCGGGAAATGGCTGTTTTTAAGGCTCTCCACGGCACAGCACAGGACGAACACCATCAAGGCCTCGCGCACATTCAGCCTGACTCATCTATCTGGGCGAAAATTCCCGGAGGCGGAGCTGACAGAGTTCTGCGACCGGTCGATATCCGTCAGCTACGCGACCGACGACGAGGACGAAAAGGCCGCGCTGGAGGCGCTGATGGGCTCCCCCGTCTGTCTCAAGACGCCGGGCGGCAAGATGGTCATAGGCATCCTCGACACGCTCAGCGAGACGGAGAGCATGTTCTACAGCTCTTACAGCTTCGCCGTAAGCCAGATGCACTACCCGGAGGAGGTCGACCTCGATGCATGAGATGCGCTACAAGCTCAACGCCCTGCGCGGCGGTGCCTTCTTCAAAGAGCTGCGCTTCTCCCCGGACAACGCGCCGAACATCAAGTTTTCGGCCGCGGCTGAAATAAAGCGCAGCTTCTCCGGCGAGATCGTCCCCGACGCAGACTTTGACCTGCTGCGCGATGAGCTTCAGCCGATGATCTTCAGCGACGGAGCTTGGAGCAGCCTCGGCATCTTCCGACCGACGACGCCGAAACTCTCCGGCAGTGCGACCGGCGAGCGGCTGAGAATCGACGCATACGACCGCAGCTGGCTGCTGCAAACAAGCCGCATCGAGACCCGGCTGCACCTCGCGGCAGGGCTCAACTACATAACCGCCGTCGAGCAGCAGCTCACGGCGACCGGCATCGGGCTTGTGATAAAGACCCCGACGACCTCAACGCTGTCATGTGACCGCGAGGACTGGGAGCCGGGGACCAGCCGCCTGACGATCGTCAATACGCTGCTGCAAGAGATAGGATACCGGGATATATGGTTCGACGGCGACGGCATGGCGCATCTTGAGCCTTACGCCGCGCCGACGGCGGCGCGCATCTCCCGGCGCTACAGCTCCCGCGACGTGCTCCGGGCTCCGATAGCCCCGGACTATCAGTCGGAAAGCGACATCTTCAGCGCGCCGAATGTGTTCATTGTCGTCTGCGCGAACGCCGACAACGCCGAGACGCTTGTCGCCACCGCTGTCAATGACTCCCCGATATCCTCAAAAAGCACGTTCAGACGAGGGATGCGCATCTGCCAGCAGGTCAAGGTCAGCCAGATTGCAGATCAGGCCGCGCTGCAAGCCTACGCCGACCGGCTCGTGTCTGAGTCGCAGCTCAGCACGCAGACGATCACCTTTTCAACGCTCCCTGAGCCGGGGCACGGCTCAGGCGATGTTATCGCCATTGACCACCCCACCATCGGCGGGGTGTATGAGGAGACCGCATGGAGCCTCACAATGCGCTCCGGCGAGCTTATGAGCCATTCTGCAAAAAGGACGGTGCTATAAATGGATGAAATTTTAACCACTGCCGCTCCGGAGGAGCAGGCAGAACAGGAGGAGATACTCATCGCCACGGTCGGCGCGGTGACGGAAACGGGCGTCACGCTGATCTTTGCGGGCGAGGAGTCCGCCTCCGAAAAAACATATCAAGGCAACGTCAGCGCCGCCCTGAAGGCGGGCGACCGCGTGAAGATCACCAAGGACAGCGGGACGTACCTCATCGATTACGCCGTCGGCGTCCCCGGCTCCGCCGTTGGGGAGGACACCCACGAGCTCCCGGCGGGCGGAGCAAAGGGGCAGGCTCTCGTTAAGAAAAGCTCCGCTGACGGTGATGTCGAATGGGACACCATTTCGCTTACCGGCGGGCTGCCTACAGGCGGCACAGACGGGCAGCTCCTCGCCAAGAACGGAAAGGCGGACTACTCCGGCCAATGGGTGGACAACCCCATACCGACCGGCGGCTCTGACGGGCAGGTGCTGATGAAGGACGGTTCGACCGCCCGTAAACTCAAGTTCGGCAGCCCATCCGCCGGGCAGTTGGTCAACGGTACCCACAAAGTGACCCTGAGCACAGCCGGCGTCCTCGCCGGCGGCTCCAGCAAGGATATCTCCCTCGGCAGCTCAAGCTATCCGTTCAAGGACATCTACGCTGACGGGACAATCGCGCTCGCTCAAGGGTATAGCGGCAGCGTGCTGAAGCTCGGCGGCAGCAACGCGACAATAGGCTTTTTCGGCGTGACGCCGGCGCGCCGCCCGACGGTATCCGCGTCGGCGACAGTCGCACAGGTCATCACGGCGCTGAAAAGTCTGGGGCTGTTCCAGTAAGGAGGTACACCATGCTAACTATCCTTCAGGGGGACGCGCTGAGCGTCCCGATATCCATCAAACTCAACGGCATAGAAGTGACCGACGCCGATATACAGGCGGTCAAGGTCACGATGGGCGGCATTGAGAAGCGCTACCCCGGCGAGATCACATACTCCTCCGGCCGGTTTCTCTTCCCTCTGACGCAGGAGGAGACGCTGGGCATGACGCCGGGCGTCAACGAGGCGATAATCCGCCCGAAGTTCTCCGCCGAAAGCCTCCGCGGGGCGAGGATAAAGACCGCCTTCAGCGTGATCGCCTCGCCCGACAAGGAGGTGCTGTGATGGGCTGCTGCGGGCTGACCGTCGAGCTGATAGACGAGGCCCTGACCGTTGAGCTCGGCCCCGCCATCGTCGGCAGCGGCGGGGGCATCTATGACTATTATGACGGCGCGTATGAAGTCGAACCGCTCCGGACGGCACAGGTGCTGGAGACCGAGGGGCTCGTCATGCGCAAGGACGTGAACGTCCGGGGCGTCACCTTTCAGCAGACCACCAACGCCGCCGGAGGAAAGACCTGCAACATAGGAGGTGCAGATAACTAATGGGAAACAGTAAAATCATTTTTTACGGCGAGACCCTGATGGATCTCACCGGCGATACCGTGACCAAGGAGAAGCTGCTCAAGGGCATCACCGCGCACGACAAGGCCGGTGATCCCGTCATCGGCACGTGTGAGTTTGACAGCGACACGAGCGACGCCACCGCGAACGTGGACGATCTCCTCGCCGGGGAGACCGCTTACGCGCGCGGCGCGAAGCTTACCGGCACCATGCCGAACCGCGGCGCAGCGGCCGGGTCTATCTCCACTAAGGATGGCGAGTACACCATCGAGCTCGGCTATCACGACGGCAGCGGCAAGGTAGGCATAGCCTCCGCGGAAAAGCAGAAGATCATCGCCGGGAACATTAAGAAGGACGTCACAATACTCGGCGTCAAGGGCACTTATGGCGGCGAGAGCGTCAACGCGCAGAGCAAGAACGCGACCCCGGCCAAGACGGCACAGACGATCCTCCCCGACGAGGGGTATGACTACCTCTCTGAGGTCGTTATTGCCGCCGTGCCATACACCAGCGCCGCGAACGCTGCCGGAGGTATGACCGTCACGATCGGAGCCTGAGCATGGGAAACAGTAAGATCGTCTATTATGGCGAGACGCTGATCGACCTCACCGGCGACACCGTCGAGGCCGCGAAGCTCCTCAAGGGCGTCACCGCGCACGACAAGAAGGGCGAGAAGATCACCGGCACGTTTGAGGCGGCCGACCCCTACGCGATTATCGGCGTGACGTATCCGGAAGGAAGCGGCTGCACCTGCACGAACGGCATACTGACGCTGACGGCGAAAGACACGAGCGGCAAGGCGCTGTTCGTTATCCCCTCCGCCGGGACGTGGACGGTCAAGGCGGTCAAGGGCAGTAAGAACAAGAGCAAAGCAGTATCAATCACCGCCGAGGGACAGGTCGAGACTGTAACGCTGACGTTTGAAACGATACTGTTTGACAATGGTATCATAGGTGACGTCAAGTGGGATGCTTCTAAAGTCGACGACGCTACTTTTTGTACCAATAGCGTTTCTGACGTAATTTGGCTGTCGGGAACAGTCTATGATAATGGGCTGATTTTTGCAGCTCCGTCAGCAACACGAGGTATCTCATCAGCAATTGACTTGACAAATTATAACAAAGTAAATGTTCGTGTAAAACAAGTCTTAAGTAACACTGGCACAGCAAAAATTTATGTTGGCACAAGTGCTTTGGGAGATCAGATAGCCACAGCAAATATCGCACTTGCGGATGGCCAGATATCTAGTTTGGACATTCCTTCCGTAACTGGGAGCAAGTATATTTCTATATACGTTCGTCCAACTGGTGGCACTTATGGTAATAAAATAGATGTAAAGTTAGATAAGGTTTGGCTCGAATAAGGAGGGCACGGAGGTAACTGAGTAATGGACGATGAGAAGACCGACAGCGGTTTATTGACGGAAGATGCCCGAGAGAGCGTAGACCCGACAGGGTGGCTGCTCTCAAGATTTACGACAGTAACATAAGGAGGGCACCATGGGAATTATTGACAATGCCGTGACTCGCGCGCTTGAGATCGCGGCGGACGACAGTCACGGCTACGACCAGGCCAACCGCTGGGGGCCTGACTACGATTGCAGCAGTCTGGTGATCTCTGCTTTCAGGAAAGCAGGGATTCCGCTCAGCTGCACATATACGGGGAATATGCGCGGGGACATGCTGCGCTGCGGCTTCGAGGATGTGACCGGCAGCGTCGATCTCACGACCGGCACGGGGCTTGAGCGCGGCGACGTTCTCTTGAACCACGTCCATCATACCGCCCTGTATATCGGCGGCGGGCAGCTCGTGCAGGCGAGCATTAACGAGCATGGCACTACGACCGGAGGGAAGACCGGCGACCAGACCGGGCGCGAGATATACACGCGCGGGTACTATAACTACCCTTGGGACTGTGTGCTCAGATACTCAGGGGGAGACAGCGTGGACGATCCGGAGAGCACGCCGGTCGCCGCGTACTGGCCGCCCCGGCTGCTCCAGTACACGCCGGGGCTCCGGCTCATGGTCGGCCCGGAC